GCGTCTGCAACCTCACGCCCCCGCGTTAATGCGTCTAATAAAGCAGGGTATTCGTTTTTCCACAAATGAAACGTACTTAATGCAACGCCTAATATTTTGGCTATGCTTTCGTCTTTTAAACCGAGCAACGCCATATCGTACACCTTTTCGGGGTATGCCTCGTTATACGTATCGGGAGCGCCTATCGGTAGGCGTGTACGTTTCTTTATCTTATTACCTTTCGCGTTCATCGTTTACGTGCTTTGCGCCACTTTTCAGCTTCGGCGTATGCTATTGCCGCCGCTTGCGACGGGCTGTAACCTTCTTCGATTAGCTTACGGATATTCATTTGTATAACGGCGTCGCTATCGCCCTGAAATAGTGGCATAATTACAAATTTACAAAATTATAGTTTATAACTATCAATACGTTTTTTTACCATATCGATAAAGCGTTCAATCATAGCGGCGTAGTATAGGTTAAAGTCTTTATACCCCTCGGGGCTTTGCTCGAATAAAACGTATAGGGCGGCGCGTAGGCGCTGGCTCGGTGTCTTGCTTCCAAGCTCTGCGGCATCGAGCTTTAGGTTATTTAATAGCGCTTCGTCGTTATAGCTGAATTGTTCGCCTTTAAACGCCATTACTCCGATACCGTTAGCCCAAAGGTTTAACAGCTCGCTCATTTGCGAGGGCGTTAGTTCCTGCGTACCTATTATTACTTTAATCGTTTTATCGCGGCGGGTTGCTACGCTTTCGATAGCGCACGGTATGGTTAATAGGTTGCTCATTCGTACACGTAGTAATAATATTTTTCGCCTAGCTCGATGGTGTCGCGTGCGCCCGCGTTATAGATTTGTATTATTTCCTTTTTCTCTATTTTTTTAGCCTCACGCCAAACGTTTTCAGAAAAGGCAATATTATAGTTTTGCCAAATGTAATCCCGAAATAGGTCTAACGGTGTTTTCTTTTTGCTCATAGCGCCGCTTCGGTTTCGGTGTAGTATTCTTCGCCCGCGCTAGTGTGTGGGCTTGCTGGGTTGAAGCCTAACGCCTCGTGTGTAGCGCCCTCGTTAAAGGTGTCTATTATTAGGCTGCGTTCAATTTTAACGGCTTCTAAATATAGGTCGTATGTAAACGGCTGGCGCTTGTTTACTATTTGGTCGTAAAGGTAGTTTGTAACAGGGTGTAAGTTGTTAGCATCCATAGTGTTGTTCGTGTTGCTTTTGTTTATAGTCGTGTTTCAGTTTATCGAGGTAGGCGCGAACTATACCTACTATTTGCTCGCGGTGCGTGTCGGGTACGCGAAAGCATACGGTCGAAGTAGTTGAGCCGTACTTTTTTTTCGCCCCTGCGTTTGGGCGTTTACCGCCCCTGTTTTCTTTTTTTATTGTTTCCACGGGTGCAAATATACGTTAATTGATTTTGTTTTGCAATTTTACCCCGTGTTTTTTTAGGAGCTTTAGCCACTCAAACGCACGGCTTAAATACATTCGGTAAGCTATCGAACCTTTCGGGGCGGTAATTAGTTGCGCTGAATAGCTGCGGTGCGTTTTTAAAGTATCAGTATAGTACGTTACGCCCTCTTTAAACTCGGTTTGCTCGGGTTCGTAATTAACCATGTAATCTAGTATGCGGTGTTCGTTTGTCATTTAAAAAGGGCTACCGTTAAATTCATAATTAGGGGCTAAAGGCAAAAACGTACTACCTTGCTCGCTGGCTGCGTCGGTAAATATTGTAAGCGTTTCGTTATGTTTAAACCGTACCTCACCCGTCGCGCCTTGTCTGTGCTTTTCGAATAGGTAAAAAACGTCGTTAGTGTATTCTATCCCGTTTTCACTTAACCCATAATAAGCGGGTCGCCAAATAAATATTACCGTATCGGCGTCTTGCTCAATAGAGCCGCTTTCGCGTAGGTCTGATAGTATAGGCTTTTTATCTGCGCGTTGCTCGACTTGTCGGCTTAATTGTGCTAGGGCTATAATGGGTATGTTTAGCTCCTTTTGCGCGGCTTTTAACGTGCGGCTTATTTCGGCTACTTCTAATTCGCGCGAGCCGCCTTTAAAGCCCTCGATAGTCATTAGCTGTAAATAATCTATTATAGCCCACTTACAGCGGTTTTTACGTACCTCGCGCCGCATTACCCTTACCGCCTCGTGAACGCCGCAGCGTGCTTTATCGTAAATCAAAATCGGTAGCTGCTCAACCGCCCCGATGCTACGCTCGAACTCGTATAGCTCGGGTTGCGTTAGGTTACCGTCGCGTAAACGTGCGCTGCTAATTTTGTCGTTTGAGTGTTGAAGTATTAAGCGCTGGCATAACTGCGACTTATTCATTTCGAGGTTAAAGTAAATACCGGGTTCGTTAAACTCAACGGCGTGATAAAGCGCGAGCGCTGTTTTACCCATCGAGGGACGCCCTGCTAAAATTATTAGCTCGGGGTGAAAGCCACCCGTAAACTTGTTTAATGCCTTTAAGCCCGTGTTTAAGCCGCTTGTTTTGCCCGAAAGGTGTAAGGCGCTACGGCGGTAATAGGCGTCGCGTTCGTCTGAAGCCAGCGCCATAGCTTCGATTATGCTATCTTTTGGGCTGCCGTCTTCGAGTAGGCTGTTTAGTTTTTTAATTATTTCGGTTGCGGTTGTAGCGCCACCCCGCGGCTCGGATAGCCCTAAAGCGTTTTGAGCCATTATAGAGGTTATAGAGCGTTTAATATGCTCGTCTTTAAGTAAAGCTATGTAATCGTTTATAGGTTCGTTATACCATAGGTCTGAACCCCACGCGCTAATTTTTGCTACTTCGGCGGCTGTTATCGTTTTATCAGCGCGCCCGTATTGGTTAAGGGTAACGAGGTTCGGTTTAATGTTATCGCTCATAATTGCCTTAATGAGCTTATAGGCGCGTAGGGCTAAATCGTCGGTAAACAATACCTCGGTAAGCTGGGGTATTATTTCCTTGTAATGCTCGTCGGGCGAAAGGCAAAGGTTTATTAACGCTTGTTCTACTTTAGGTAGTGAGTTCATTATAGAGCAATGTCTAGTAAGTTGATATAACGAGCGACCGTTCTGCCGTATCCTTTATCGTATGCAACTGATAAAGCGTGTGGGTTTTTTTCATTCCACCATGAATGATTTGGGTGTAATGCTATAACAGTAGCTGGATGACCTAAATAGGTAATTTTTTGTCCAACTTTTAGGCTTTCGAATTTTATTGTTAATGTTTTCATGGCTTTGCGTTTTTTGTATGAGCAAATATATAACCTTATTTTGTTTTTGCAAACTTTTTCTAAAAATAATTAAAAATATTTTTTACCTATTCCATTTTCACTCCCTGCGAGGCGCGGGTAAAGGTTTTAGTTTCTAATGGTTTTGAGGTGTTTAAATCGCGTTTTTGCCACGTTGATAAACGCCGTCCTGTGTCCCAAGCGTCCTGAGCCGTTACCCGTATTTTACCGTTTGCTAAAGGCTCGCTCCAATAATTGAAAAAGTCGTTTAGAAGTGTTTTAGGGTATTTATCCGCATACGGTCGCATAGCTTCGACTAATTCAGTTTTGCCCCACTTTTTAAAGTTAGCGTTAGCGTTATCTTTATTTTTCTCTTTATCCTTATCCTTATCCTTATCTTTATAGGCTTCGGTTTGGCTTTTAATTCGCTTCGGTTTCGCTTCTATTTCGCTTTCGTTTCGCTTCGATTTCGGTTTACTTCCGTTTATGTAATTGGTATTTCCTTTAGTTAATACAGGCTCTATAAACGTCCAAATAGTTTTAGCTATACCCGTTAATTCCTTTTGCTCGAAGTCCAGCGAATAGCTAAAAATAGCGTCGTAAATTTCTGCCTGCGTTTCTTTTGGTAGGTCTTTTATACCCTCGTACATCGAGCGGTAAAATATACAAGTATCGCGTTTAGTCATAAAAAAATTGCCCTTTGATGGCTGCGGTCAGAGCGGCTCGGCTGTTAAACCTTACCTCGCAGCCCCCAAAGGGCTAAAAATGTTTTTCATTCATTCAGGCTCTGACCTCTGAACGTTCAAATATACAAAATTAAATCATTGGTTCTTCGATATTTACTAGCATATTTTCGCAAACCTCGCGCACGGTTTCTAAAAATTCACGTTCGTAATTTTCTTCAGATAGTTTAATATCGTCAAACCTTGTGCGGTTGCTTTCTTGTATCGCATTTTGTAAGTAATTCCAAATGGCACGCGTTAGCTGGTTTTCTTCATATAACGCCTTTGCTAATTGGTTATCGAATACAGTAACTACGCCATCAATATAAT